CATCATTCCCAGAATATATCATATCTAAATTAACCTCTTGCAACGCAGCAGCGTTTGGCTCATTGGTATAATCTTCTTCAACTGTAAATCTTAGATAAACATCTTTAATTGTGCAAACACCAGTCGTTCCAGTCTCTCCATCGCCTGCGGTACTTGATACTTGGAATCTTAATACATAATCATCTGGAAGTCGATTGCCATTGTTCTGTATGTCAGATAATATATTCCTTGTTCCAGATGCTTCAGTAGTAGTGCCATTTGTAGTTCTTGAAATCAATGTAGTATCTGCACCAAAAGAACGATCATATATAATTACTTCTGAGTCACCAATCTCATTAGATACAACAATCACTGCTGAATAATTTAATGAAGCACTTGTTATTTTTCCAGCAATCGAAGGTAGTTCAAGTTTTAGATCGGCTGACTGAGCATTACTAGCAGCAGTAAAAGATTGTGTAGCTCCATCACTTGTACTGGTATTAATAGCATTACCTGGATTAGTAAAGCCTGTGCCAGTTGCAGTTGCTTGAGGTCTAAATTGATAAGTGCGATTTACTTTACCTTTAATTTCAAAAGCATCTTTACCATCTCTAGTCTGTGTAGAGGTACTATTAGGTTCAACATAAACAAACATATCACCTCTGGAATCATAATAGTTTGCAACGACACCACTGCCTTCATTTTTTGCTGCTAAGAAATAAATATTTTGATTTGAATGGCTGGTTCTTGGCGCTGGATACAAAGCTTTTCCTGTCATAAATACATTAGAAGCATGTCCTGTATAGTTACCATAAACTACTGGCACATATACACCAGTATTACTTTTATCTACTGGTAATTCTATACCATCCCAGGGTCTTTTAGCAGCCATCTGGATTGTAATTGCATCACCGTCATAACTTATATCTAAGATACGAAACGTACCAACCACTACTGGATTATCAGAACCAACCTTAATGGATGCTGATACACTTCTATTAATGTAGTGATTAGACCCACCGAAGAACTCTTCAGAAATAGGACTACCATTGTATTCAAAATCAGCTATTTTTAATGTAATGTTTGATGTGTTGGCTTTTGATCTGACAATATCAAGGCTTTCACGAATACTTGGATTATTGATTATAGAACCATAATAAAAATTAGAGCTATAAGTCACATCGGCTAGTGCTAAATATAAATTACCGCCAGAATGTGTAATATTGAAAAGCCAATTCTCTTCAATCCCATGTGCATTTTGAGAACCGTTAAAACTTAGGCTCATGCTAAATTAAACCTTGCTGCTTTTTCAATGGCTGGAATAATATGATCTACAACTGTTTCATCTACCATTGGTGCAGAAATATTAACAGTCATATTATTACTCTGACCTGATTGATTCATTTGATGTAGTTGGTCTAAGCCAATATTCTGTACTGCTTCTCTACGCATAATAAACTCGCCTGCTTGAGCTAGTATAGGTACATTATCTTTCCCTTGAACCATACCGCCTCTAGCAAAAGCTTGTACGCCTTTATTTGTAATTGCTCCACCAGTGTGACCAATACCAATGCTCTTAGCTAAAAATGAACCAAATCCAAATCCTAGAGTTGCTGGTGCAAAGAAAGTTTTTAGCATTCCAAACACAACCGCCTGTGCTATTATTTGAGCAGCAATAGATTTTAATGCTGTTTCTACAGCTTGACCCATATTTTGACCAGCAATTCCAGCTTGCACAAAATTATCAGCTAATCTTTGAGTAACGCCAATAGATATTCGCTGTGTATCATCTAACGCTGCAAAAGCACTCCTAATAGGATCTATTGGTTTTAATTCTTTAACCTTTTCTTGTTTTTCAAGCCACTCATCTTGAATTACAATACTGCTTTCAATTCCTTCTTGAAGTTTTTGCCAAGTCAATACTTGCTCTTCATTAACTGCGCCTAAACCGCCTGCTGCTACAATTTGCTCTAAAAGCGCTTCGGTGCGTTCTTTTATTTTTTGCCTATTTGTTTCTAACAGATTATTTTGAGTTACTGTATTTTCATTTTCTTTAATAATGTGAGCTTGAAGCTCTAGGCTTGCGCCAGCATAATCACTATAAGCACTAGTTAAGGCTTGTGTTTTTGCAGCTGTTATGCCAAGTATGTCGTCAATATTTGAAACCTCTTTACCTAAATTTTCAGAAGCTTTTGTATTATTATTAAGCTGCCTCATCTGCTCCATAAACTCATCGGTCAATTTTTCTACTTCAGTCCTAGTGTCGCCTTCAATAACACCTCTAGTGGCATTAGCAAGGTTAGTTAAACTTGATATAGTCGCATCAGTTACAGGCTTTAACTTGTCACCAATAACCACAGCTAATCTTGTAAAGGAGTCACCCATATTTGAGATTGCGCCTGTGGTTGTCTTAGATAGTCTTTCTGTACTACCCTCAATTCCTAAAACTGGATCTTGTAATGAAGATATTAAAGCTTCTCTAAATTCTGGTAAGGTTGTTTTGGATAGGTCTGCTAAACCTTGAGAGTCTTTAATTATATTTAATATACCACGCTCTCGTAAAATATCAGCAGCGCCAGCACCACCAGCATAAGCACGACCAAAAGAGTTAGCTGCTTCTGTAGCAGTTGTACCCATAAATGCTGCAAGGTCTGTAATTGGTTTTATTAATGCTTCGGCATCCGCACCAAACGCTTTTAGTTGCGCACCAGCATTGACTACATCGTCTAAACTAAAAGGTGTGGTAGCTGCAACCGCATTAAATGTATCGAATGCTTTATTAGCTTTTTCAACACTACCAGTTAAACCAACTAATCGTGTCCTAACCGCTTCAAATTTTGCAGATGCTCCTACAAATGTTCCGACAGCTTTAACTGCTGCGCCAATAGCAAAAGTATATAAAAGTATATTATTTCTTAATGCACCAATATTTCTTCTTAAACCAGCGGTAGTGCCTCTTAATTTTTCATTAGACCTCTCATACCCTTTAGTCGCCTTGTCAGCTTTTTTTAACTGACCCTCTAGGTTCGTAAACCCTTTGGCTCTGACTTCAATTACAAATTTATTTGCCATTATTCATTTCCCTTGATCGTTTCTCACAAGCACTAAGCTCTTCACTAATAAGACGAAAGATGTCAATGGTCTTAGCATCGGCTTCATGTAAGGTTTTTGCGAGAGGTAAATTAAATTTAGTGGATACAAAGTAATCGTCTATATATCCTTCTATCTCCCTATCCATAAAGAACTTAGGGTTACAAAAGAAATTGAGATTATAATATAAGTTTTGACCTAAAGAGAATTTATTGTGTTTATCTTCTTCAATAATACGCTGACACTCATTCCATATCTCATCTTCAGTAAAGGTAATTACTTTAGATAAAGTTGGACTTTGTGCTTCGTAAGACTTGAATTTGACTGGGTAAAGACTGTTTCCCCAGCCGAAGAAGTTACACCAGGTAGCTACCCTGACTTTGATTTGGTCTTTTTTTTAGTAAGACCTTTATATTCTAAATAGACTTCATTAAGCACTTCATCTATCTGTGCATCGTCTAGGTCTTTTAGGGTTTCTTCTGGATCTTGGAAGGCTTTAGTCATACACCAGTTTAGAAGATCAAAGTAAGCATCTCGTTCTATTTCGTCATCCCAAAACACTTTCATTTCCAATCGATGTAATTCTCTACGTTCACCAAAGGTGATAGGGCGAATTTCAAATTCACCATGTGGGGTTTTTATCATAATTCTTTATGTTCTAATAGCTAACATCGCATTTGCACCAGATGCACCAAATTTAGTAGATACATCGTACATCATCGCATTCGCTTCATTGTATGCTACGCTAGTAATTTTACCATAGCTACCTATAAAGCCAAAACTTGTAGCACTTCCAATCGTTGCGTGATTAGCAAGGTTTGAAATAACAGTTGTTCCAGCTTTCATTGTAGTTGGAAGCTCGGCTGTTTGATTATCATATTTAACAGTAGCATCTAGTGTGGCGCTAATCTCTGGAACTGCACGAACTATTGCTTCTGGATTTCCATTAGCATCATTCTGTCCAATATATTCTGATGGATTCTCTAAATTCAATGAGAAGCTTTGAATAACACAATCTTCAGCACCAGCGATTGTTTTCTTTGCTGTGCCTGCTAAAGTAGCTAGTGAATAAAAACTTGTTCCGTATGCGGAAGGTGAGGATGGCGCAGCTTGCGTAAAGCTACTAATATAGCCTGTCTTAGCTGTAGCTGAGAATTTTAATCTACCTGACTCATTAGCCATATCACCAGAAATTGTAAGGTTAGTAATAGTACAACCAGGGAATATAATAGAGTGATTACTTCCTGTCGATGGTTTTATAATAGCTATTGTGATTGTATCTGCAATCGTAACAGAAGAACTGTCTCCAGTCTGAAGCTCTGGTGGTGTATAAGCAGCAGGAATAGTCACTACATCACTAGATTCTACAAGTCCTATGCAGTTCTGAACTAAAAAAGGAGCTACTGTGGCATCAAAAACGCCAGAGAAGGTTATCTCTTTTGCTACACCTTTTTCGTCAATATGTGCATCATCTACGTCAAAGACACGACCACTTGAACCACTACGAGGATCTAAGACTTGAGTTAAATTAAAATTAGGCATCTCAATACTATCAATATTGACTAATTGCATTGAGCTTACGTTTGCTGTTCCTATGGTTGATTCAGCTACAAACGCTAACTGAAACTCTTTCGGTGAATAGGCTGCTCCATCTAAAGCCATTACTTAGACTCCTTCTTACTGGAATTTACTTTTTCTAAAAAATCTTTTGCTGCTTCTGGCACTTCTTCTAATTCGACAGTTTCTCCTCGGTTAAAAGCTTCCCAGTCATCTTTCTTTAAACCTTTGTAACTATCAAACTGATTCATAAATTTATTTGACTTATATTTTGCCATCATTAATACCTTAATCGTTTACGCATAGACCTCTTCCACTAAACATTTAAACTCTACAGTCGCAGTTAAGTAAGAAGGGTGTTCACTTTCTAAATCATAGTTT